GCGAAGACGTCGTGGTCTTCTTCGACGGATCCAAGTCGGATGACGCCACCGTGCTGGTCGGCTGCTGCGTGGCGGACGGGCACGTGTTCCTCATCGACCACTGGCAGCGGCCAGCCGGACTGGACTCGAAGCTGCCGTGGGTGGTGCCTCGTGATGAGGCCGACGCTGCGGTGGATCGCATGTTCGACCGGTGGCGGGTGCGGGCGTTCTTTGCTGACCCCGGCTCGGGGGAGGACGAGAGCGGAGAGCGTTTCTGGGACGGCTACATCGACGGCTGGGCCGCCCGGCACGGTGACGATCTGACCATCAAGGCCACGCTGACGGCGGGCAACCACCACCCGGTGATGTGGGACATGCGGTCCACGGTCCGTCAGCAGGAGTTCACCGATGCTACGGAGCGCTGCTACTCCGACATCACCAGCACGCTCGCCCTCACCCACGACGGGAACCGGGTGCTTCGCCAGCACGTCGTGAATGCGCGCCGGCGGCCGAACCGGTGGGGTGTCGCGATCGGCAAGGAGCATCGCGAATCCTCACGCAAGATCGACGCTGCGGTGGGGGCCATCGGCGCCCGAATGGTGCGACGGAAGCTGCTGACGTCGCCGGACTGGAAGAAGCAGGCCGAGAAGAAAGCACGCTCGGGCCGGGTTTATGGATTCGCTTAGGAGGTCCGGTGGCGCTCACGCAGGAACAGGCTGAGGCCACCGTACGGACGCTCCTGGAACTGCGCAGACCTGAGCAGGACCGGCTGCAGCGGATCGCCGCTTACGTTCGCGGTGACCACAGCAGCGTGTACGTCCCACGGTCAGCGCGGGACGAGTACAAGTGGCTGCTTCAGCGGGCCAAGGTCAACATGCTGCGGCTGGTGGTGACGACCGCGGCGCAGAACCTGTACGTGGACGGCTATCGACCGGCCGGTACGGCGGATAACGCCGACCCATGGAAGGTGTGGCAGGCGAACCGTATGGATGCCCGCCAGCACGGTATTCACCGGGCAGCCCTGAAGTACGGCATCTCGTACGCGACGGTCCTGCCTGGCGAGCCGGTCCCGGTCATCACCCCCATGTCGCCGCGGCGGCTCACCGCCTTCTACGGCGACGCAGCCAACGACGAGTGGCCGCTGTTCGCCGTTGAGGTGACCAGTGAGAAGTTCAAGGGCAGTGACGGCAAGCTGGCCACGCGCCGCCTCATCCGCCTGTACGACGACACGTCAGCCTGGAGATTCACGGGCGACAGCGAGGGGCGGCGCGTCGAATACGCGGGCAAGGACGATCACGAGCTTGGCGTGTGCCCGGTCGTCAGGTATCTGAACGAGATTGACCTGGACGAGGACGAAGCCGTCGCCGGCGAGGTTGAGCCGCTGATCGAACTTCAGGACCAGATCAACTCGACGACGTTCAATCTGTTGATGGCCCAGCAGTATGCCGCCTTTAGGCAGCGCTGGGTGACCGGCATGGCCCCGGTCCAGGATGAGAACGGCAACGTCGTCGAACCATTCCGGGCAGGCGTTGACCGCCTCTTCCAGGCGGTGGACGCCGACACGAAGTTCGGCGAGTTCGGCGAAACCTCCCTTGAGGGGTACTTGAAGTCGCGCGAGGAGTCGATTCGGGAGATGGCGACCATCAGCCAAACCCCGCCGTACTACCTGCTCGGGCAGATGGCCAACCTCAGCGCCGAGTCCCTCGTAGCGGCCAGGGATGGTCTCGACCGGAAGGTGGAGGAGCGTAAGAGTTCCTTCGGGGAGAGCCATGAGCAGACCTTGAGGCTTGCCGGGCTGGCCTCTGGCGATAAGGATGCCTGGCAAGACGAATCCGCGCAGGTCGTATGGCGCGACACCTCCAGCCGGGCGCTGGCCGCGACGGTGGACGCGCTCGGCAAGCTCAAGCAGATGCTGGACATTCCCGCCCAGGAGTTGTGGGAGAAGATCCCCGGGGTTACTCAGACGGATGTGGCGCGGTGGAAGGCGACCGCCGCCAAGGCCGACGCGTTCGCCCAGATGAACCAGATGCTCGAGCGGCAGATGAACCCTGCGGGGAACGACACGCCGCAGCCGGAGCTGATCGATGGCCAGCCCGCAGGCTGAACGCCTCGCCGAGCAGCACCGCGTCCAGCAGGTCGCCCTGCGCGTCGGCGTGGCCAGAGACGTCATCTCGCTGCTGCGGGACCTGCTCGACACGGATAACGCAGACCGTACGTGGCCGGCGATCAGTTCGATGCTTGCCGCCATGGCCAGGCAGCAGCACACCACGTCGGCGACGCTCGCGAACGCCTACTACGAGCAGGCCAGGGCCGAAGCCGACGCTCCTGGTTTCTACCTGCCGATCAGGCCTGCGGACCTGGCCGAGGAATTGCTGAAGGTCGTGCTGGATGCGACCGGCATTGCCGCGTTCAAGCGGGCTATCTCGCTCGGGAAAACCCCCGAGGAGGCGTTGCGGATCGCCGGGGTCACCCTCTCGGGGTCGATCTCGCGGCTGGTCTTGGGCGGCGGCAGGGATGCGATCCTGGGGAACGTCCGCAAGGACCGCCAGGCGGTCGGCTGGGCTCGCCTTACCGACAAGGACCCTTGCGCCTTCTGTGGAATGCTCGCGTCGCGGGGGCCGGTCTTCCGGTCCAAGCAGACCGCTGGTTTCCAAGCCCATGATCATTGCGCTTGCATGCCTGTCCCCGCGTGGAACCGCGACGAGGCGTGGCTGCAGCACTCCCGCGACCTGTACGAGCAGTGGCAGAAAGCCACCGAAGGGCACAGCGGAGCGGACGCGCGCCGGGCATGGCGCAGCTACTGGGACAACCGTGGGGGAGGCTGACATGGTCGAACGATCCGCGGAGGCGATGCGGAAGCTCGTCGCACGAGGTAGCGCGATGCCCGCCCCAGGCCAAGACAGGCCGGGCCGCTTCCCGATCGCCAACCGGGACGACCTGCTCAACGCCATCAAGGCCGTCGGCCGCGTCCAGCCACCCACAGAGCAGGCTCGCGCGGCCGTACGCCGCTTCATCCTCAAACGGGCCCGCGAGTTGAACCTGACCTCGCTGATCCCGCCCTCATGGGCGGCCGACGGGACCCTCAAGAACTGACCTCAATCAGGGGCCGTAGCCGACATGGCGCCGGCCCTTTTCCATGCCCACAAGCCGGCCGACATGGCTGGCCTTTCCCGACACGGGAGTTGTCATGTCCGAATCCACGCCCGAGACCAGCGATGCCCAGGCCGAGCAGATGCTGGCCGAGGCCGTAGCCTCCGTCGAGCCGTCCGCGCCCGAGCAGGGCGCTTCTGGTGTTGGCCCGAACGGGTTTCCGCTGAATACTCCGGTCGCCGACATGGCGCCAGAGCATCAGGCGGCCTACCACCAGCACCACGCGCGCAAGCACGAGCAGCGCGTCAAAGCGTACGGGCAGTACACGCCAGAGCAGGTCAAGACGATGGCGTCCCGGCTCGCTGAGATCGAGGACGCCCAGAAGACCAACGAGCAGCGCCTTGAGGATCGTGCCAGTGCCGCCGAACGGCAGGCTGCGCAGCTCCAGGCGGCCAACGCCCGACTGCTCGCGGCGGCCAGGCACGCCATCCCGGCGGATCTGATCGACCTGCTCGGCGACGGCGACGAGGAGCAGATCAACGAGCGGGCCCGTCTGCTCGCCGAGCGGCTGGCCGCTGCGGCGCCGCCGGCGACTCCTGCACCTCTCGCGTCGACCCGGCCTGTGGAGTCGCTCAAGCCGGGCGCCGCCCCAGCAGCTTCCGAGCCTGACCCGGACGCATGGCTGCGCCGGATGGCCGGACGCACCTAACCAACCTGTTCACGCAGCTACCGGATTCCTGCACGGGGCCCGGGGCCGCTGCATGCTCTGAAAGGAGAGCCCCGTGCCCTACGACTCCCTGATCTCGCGTGACGCCTCGAACGACCCGCTCGTTCCCACTCCGGTGTCCGCGCAGATCATCCAGGAGCTGCCCGCGTCCAGCGTGATGCTGCAGCGTGCGCTGCAGCGCCGCCTGTCCCCGAAGACGCAGCGCCAGCCCGTCCTGGACGTGCTGCCGACCGCCTATTTCGTGTCCGGCGACACCGGGCTGAAGCAGACCGGCGCTCAGGACTGGAAGAACGTCGAGCTCGTCGTCGAGGAGCTCGCGGTGATCGTGCCGATCCCGGAGGCGTACCTGGACGATGCCCAGGTGCCGATCTGGGAGGAGGTTCGCCCTCGCATCGTGGAGGCGTTCGGCAACAAGATCGACGCCGCTTGCCTGTTCGGCACGGACAAGCCGTCCACGTGGGGCCACCCGATCTACCAGTCCGCCGTCGCCGCCGGCAACGTGGTGACCGCCGGTGCGGGGGAGGACATGGCGCAGGACGTCGCCAGCCTGGGCGAGCTGCTCGCCAAGGACGGCTTCCCCGTCACCGGGTTCGCTTCCCGGCCTGGCCTGAACTGGAAGCTCGTCGGCCTGCGGACCGCTGAGGGCCAGGCCATCTACCAGCCGGACCTGCAGGGCCGCCCGGGCGGAACCCTGTACGGCTACCCCCTGAACGAGGTCAGCAACGGCAGCTGGGACGCGGCGGAGGCCGAACTGATCGCAGGCGACTGGTCCAAGGCGATCATCGGCCTGCGGCAGGACATCACCTTCCGCATGTTCACCGAGGGCGTCATCTCCGACGGCTCCGGCAACGTCGTGCTGAACCTGATGCAGCAGGACGCGGTGGCCCTCCGGGCTGTGATGCGGCTCGCCTACGCGACCGCCAACCCGGTCACCCGGCTCAACGCCAGCGCGTCGACCCGCTACCCGTTCGGGGTGCTGCGGGCCGCGTCCTACACCTACTCCTGATCCCGCGCGCCACCCCAGAGCACCACTCGCTCTGGGGTGGCTTCTTGGAGGCCCTCGTGCGTGTCCTCGCCATGCTGCACCTGTATCCGCCGACCGGCAACGCCGGCGCCGAGTGGGCGATGCACACGCTGCTCGCCGCGCTCGCCCAGGCGGGCCACGAGGTGGACGTCCTGCTGATCGAGCACTCAAAAATCAGCGAGCCGTACACGCTGGACGGGGTCCGGGTGCACCCGCGCCGAGGCAAAGGCGACCCGTTCGAGTGGCTGTTGTCGGACCGGCCGCCGCACGTGATCGTCACCCATCTGATGAACACCCCACGGGCGACCGTGCTGGGCGAGATGTACGGCATACCCGTAGTGCACGTGCTGCACAACGACCACGACCATGAACGGTCCTGGCTGCAGCGCGGCCCGGCCTTGGTGGTCTACAACTCCGACTGGGTACGGGACAGCTGCCTGTCCTGGTGGGCCGACATCCACACCGGGCCGCCGCCCGCCGGGGTGGTGGTGAGACCGCCGGTCATCGCCGCCCACTACGAGACGACCCCAGGCGACCGCGTCACGCTGATCAACCTGTGCGAGAACAAGGGCGCACGCCTGTTCTGGGAGATCGCCCGGCGCATGCCCGACGTCGACTTCCTCGCCGTCGAGGGAGGCTACGGCAAGCAGATCGTCGAGGACCTGCCGAACGTTGCCGTGCAGCGGTGCGTTCCGGGCGATCAGATGCGGGACGCGGTGTACGGCAGGACGCGGATCCTGCTTGTGCCGTCGGAGTACGAGTCGTGGGGGCGGGTCGCTGTCGAAGCGATGGTGTCCGGCATCCCCGTGATCGCCCATCCGACGCCGGGCCTGCGTGAGTCGCTCGGCGAGGCCGGGATCTTCGCTGATCGCCGTGACGTGGACGCGTGGATCGCTGAGATCAGGCGGCTACGCAAGATCCCCGTGTGGAAGGCGGCGTCGAAGCGGGCCAAGACCCGCGCGGCCGAACTCGACCCGACCCCGGATCTCCGCTCGTGGCGTGAAGCCGTCGAGGCTCTCGCCCGCGTATCGGTGTGAGGAGGCAGCGGTGGCCGCTCTGGCGTGCGTCTCTGACGTCGAAGCCCGGCTAGGGCGCGTGTTCACCAGCGACGAGGCCACCCGGGCTGCTGTCCTGCTGGACGACGCGTCCGCGCTGGTCCGCTCCTACACGCGGCAGGACTTCGCACCTCCGGCCTCGGACACCGTAGTGCTGCGCGAGAGCGCCGGCGTGGTGCGGCTGTCGAAAAGACCGGTGACCGCGGTCACGTCCGTTGTGCTGATCGGGCTCAACGGAGCGCCGGACCTCACGGTCGTGGGCTGGGGTTGGGACGGCCTGGACGTGGTCGACGTGTCCGGCTGGGACAGCATCATGGTCAACCTGCCCGAATGGGTGCACGATCGGGCGTGGCTTCCGGCCACCTACCGGGTCACCTACACCCACGGCTACGCCGCCGTCCCAGCGGAGGTGGTGGCGGTGGTGTGCGGGATGGTCGGGCGGACCTTGTCGGCACCGTCCACGGCGAGCGGGATCACGTCTGAGACGATCGGCTCCTACTCTTACCGCACCGCGGAGCCGGGCATCGGCGTCTCGGTCGCGTTGTCGGCGGCAGACAAGGCGTTCCTGGACGACGCCGGGTACCGGCCGCGGGCGGGCACGACATCGGTCAGGCTCCGGTGATCCCCGCTCGGCTGCTGCCGCTCACAGTCACCAAAGTACGGCCAGCGGCATCCACCGACCG